AACTTTGAAGGTGCAAAACGGAAGAGAGGTGAACCATTCTATCCCGGTGTGCGCTCCCCTTCAAACACCGCAAAGGGAGCTGCCGCTTGATCCGTATTTGCTTGGCTTGTGGCTGGGCGACGGAGGTTGCCGGGATTGCTCATTGACAAGCAATGATGGGCTTGAGAAAAGTTTTGCGGATGTGGGATTTGAGGTACGAAAGCACAAAGCGAAGTACGAATACGGAATCATTGGGCTGAAAACAATAATTAAAAGCATGGGCCTGCTTGAAAACAAGCATATTCCAGATAGCTACCTGTGGGCATCAGAAGAACAACGGTTAGCGCTGATACAAGGGCTCATGGATACGGACGGGAATTGCAACAAAGACGGAGGCTGCGAGTTCACAAACACAAACAGAGGATTAACTGAAGGGCTGGCACAGCTTGTCAGGTCAATGGGCATGAAGTGCGCAGTAAGAGAAGGTAGAGCGACATTAAACGGAAAAGATTGCGGTCCAAAATACAGAATTAGCTTTATGGCAAACCGCGATGTCTTTAGGTGCCCACGCAAAGAGGAGCGCCTTGTGATGGCATCCAGGATGACTACAAAGCAAAGATATATCGTTGAAGCCGTTGATGTTGGAACGGCGCTAATGAGGTGCATAACCATTGATTCGCCGGATCATCTGTATTTGGCCGGGGAGCATTTTATCCCAACGCACAATAGCTGGGCGCTGCGTGCCAAGTTTCTGATCCTGGCCGCGAAGTATCCAGGCATTAAGCTCCTTCTTCTGCGCCGGACCTATGGAGAGTTATACGAAAACCATCTAAAAGAGCTGATACCCAAGCTATACGGCATAGCAAAATATCGTGAGAAAACAAGCGAATTTATCTTCCCAAACGGCAGTATTTTGACGCTGGGGTATTGCGCGAATGACAACGATTACATGCGATATCAAGGCCCAGAGTATGACATCATCGGTTATGACGAGGCCGGACAGTTCAAGGAAGAATGGATAACAAAGATTGATCAGTCTGTTCGTGGGGTCAACAACTTTCCAAAGCGCAGTTACTACACTCTGAATCCAGGCGGAGCCAGTCACGCCTATTTCAAGCGGCTGTTCATCGATAGGAAATTCACAGAAAAAGAGAACCCGGACAACTATATATTCACTCAGGCTCTTGTCACCGATAACTATGCGCTGATGAAAAGCCAGCCGCAATATGTCAAGGACCTGGAAAGCATGTCGGACTATAACCTGGTTCAAGCCTGGAGGTTTGGTAACTGGGACATCAGTGAAGGCGCTTTTTTTGAGGAATTTACGGACAATCCGGAGCATTA